AAGCAGTGGCATACGTTGCTGACTCTTTGTTTATGAACTCTCTCTATGCCTTTATAGCGTTCCTATTGGTTACTAATGTAGTTGTACCTTGGATGACTAAAAGACGTGGATACAATCAAGCTAAAGGAAAGTATAAACAATGATTAAAGTATTAATAATGTTAACTTGTATGTTAACTTCTATAACAGTAACTGCTGGGGACTTCTATGATTTCCCATTTAATGATACAGTTACTATGGATGTAGAGAAGACTAATGGTGGTGGTGGTACTTGGAAGTGTGCTTCAGTTAGAGATTGTTACATTAAAGTCTTAGAAGCAGAAGCCCGTGGTGCTAATCAGTATTGTGAGTCGATAGTAATTAAACGTAATGGTAAGGTTGTGTGGACTCGCAAATACAAATAACCCAAAAGCATACATCTTTATTATGTGCTAAACTGCTTAACACTTAATAATCTAAGGTCTTAATATGAACATAGAAGCTCAAGGTGATATAGTAGTAATAGCAGATACACAAGTAATTAAAGGTGCGCCTATTGACCACCTTACAGCATTAGCTAAGTATATATGGAAACATAAGCCAGCTCACGTAGTACATATTGGAGATAACTGGGACTTTGAATCATTGAGTTTCTATGCTTCTTCTTTAGAGAAAGAAGGTAGACGTTTAGTTGATGACTTACAATCAGGTAGAGAAGCATTAGCAATCGTATCTGATTATATTACTAAACGTAATAAGAAAGCTAAGCAGAAGAAGTATGAACCTACGTTAGACTTTATCATGGGTAATCATGAAGAAAGACTAAACAAGTTAGTTAATACTAATCCTCACTTAGTTGGTATGATTGATTTAAATGGTATGATTGAAGATTTAGGATGGACGGTACATAAGTTTCTACATCCACTATGGATTGGTGAGACTTGTTTTAATCACTATATGCCTAACCCTATGAGTGGTAAGCCTGTAGGCGGTGGTGTAGAGAATAAGATTAATAAGTTCCCTCATTCATTTGTACATGGACATCAGCAACAGTTTCAGTTTGGTAGAAGACAGAACCTAATGGGTAAGCCACACTATGGTGCTTGTGCTGGTTCTTTCTATATGCACGATGAAGGTTATAGAGGACAAGATAACACAGAGATACGAGGGTTCTTACATCTTAAACAGTTTACTAATCGTTATGATTACCTAGACCACGATGTAGAGTTTGTATCACTTGAAAGATTACTAGGAGCATATTAGGCAATAGTTGGTTGTATTATAGGATAAACTACAGATAGTGGTGACAGCTCATATCTTTTAAGATTAGACTATATACATAACTGGAGCTTGCTCACCACCCAAATTACTAATAAGGAGAAAGAAGATGTTAAGATATAATATACCCCAAGCTAAATCAGTTGAGAAAGTAGAGAAGAAAGTAGAAGCTACTGTAAAAGTAATTAAAAAGAAAAGTCGTAAGTAGTTGATTTAACTACACTTTTTGTATTATAATATGCTTAAACGGAGAACCTAATGACCTTTAGAGAACTTATTAATGAAGTCCTAATCAGGTTGAGAGAAGAAACCATTGCTACCGACTGGTCGGGTAATATCAATGATAGCACAACAGTAACTGACTATCAAAAGGTTATTGGCTCACTGATTAACGACTCTAAACGTAACACTGAATCTTATCACGACTGGCTTGTACTGCGTGAGACTGTTGACGTACCTACCGTAAGTGGCACTCGTAACTATAACTTAGCGTCTGGACAAGAGATTAAGATACTTGATGTTGTCAATCAATCTCAAGGTACACATCTAAGTCAGCTTAGTCGTACACATCTTAACTCATTTAAGTATCCTAGCGAGAACTCAGGTGACCCTCAGTACTATGCTTTTAATGGTACAGACTCTTCAAACAACTTGAAGATTGACTTTGAACCTAATCCTGATAAAGTACATACTATTTCATTTGATATTGTAAAGTACCAAGATGAGTTGAAGCTTGCAGCTACTACGCTTAAGCTTCCAGAAAGACCTGTTATCTTAGGTGCCTGGGCTAGAGCTATTGCTGAGCGTGGTGAAGATGGTGGTACTCAAACAAGTGTGGTTGCTTCTGAAGTAGCTGACGCTATTAATCAAGCTATAATACTTGATAGTGGTAACACTCAGTATGAATCTGACTGGTACATTGCATAATGGCTAAGCAGCTATCCTATAAGCCTCTAGACAACCTTGGTATTAATGGACTTAATACTCAATCTAATCAAGCTGCTTTAGACTCTAGTTGGTTAGCAGGTGCTGATAATATCGTGCTACGAGAGTCAGGACGTATTTCATTCAGGAAAGGACTTAAGCAGAATATCTTAAAGACAACTGCTAAAGTCGGTGCTATAGGTGAAACAGCTACAGGTAGTGTAATTGCTGCTGTAGGAACTAATATGTACACAGTGGACTTTTCCACTCCTGATGCCCCTTGGACTGCCACTTATGCTACTGGAGGCTCAGCCTCTGATTGGCAAATAATACCCTTTAATCGTGAGTTATACTGCGTTCAGGCGGGACACATACCTATAGAGCTTGATGGTACTACTTGGGGAACAGTACCTGCTGCTTCTGGTTATAACGCACCTGCTGGAGTTACTACTTTCAATCCAAGTTGCGGAATGGGATTCTATGGAAGACTATGGGTAGGGGGCGTCGCTGAAGAAAAGGATGTTGTTTACTACTCCGATACACTAAATGCTCATAAGTGGAGTTCAGGCGCTGCAGGCGCTCTAGACTTAAAGACAGTTTGGGGTACAGATGATATTGTAGCTATACAACCCTTCTATGGTAAGTTAGTTATATTCGGTAAGAGTAACATCGCTATTTATGATGGTCCTACAGACCCTAGTACTATGGTATTAGACGAAGTCATTAGAGGTGTAGGCTGTGTATCAAGAGATTCAATTCAAGCTGTTGGTGACGACTTGCTCTTCTTATCATCGACTGGCTTACGTTCATTAAATAGAACAACACAAGTAGATAAGGTACCTCTACAGGACTACTCAGCTACTGTTAAAGATACTTTAATTAGAAACATCTCTCAAAGTAATAATGTCAAGGCGTGTTATGTTGAGAATGAAGGTGTTTATGTACTGTCTTTTGTTTCTTTAAACATTACTTATGTGTTTGATATGAAACACTGGACACCTAGTAAGACACCTCGTATTACTACTTGGCAGTTTGACTCAGATAGATATCCCTCAGCTATGGTTTACACTAAAACTAAAGGGTTCTTAGTGGGACAAAAGCAAGGCTCTATTGCTACCTATGAGGGTTATTTAGATAAGGAATACATTAGTGGTGGTTCTTATACATCATATTCATATACTGGTACCTTTAAAACTATCTGGATTGACTTAGGTGCTTCAGTAGTAGCTTCATTACTTAAGAAGATGAAAGCTGTTATTAGTGGCGGCTCAGGTACTACTGTAGGTGTTAAGTGGTACAAGGACTTTGGCGTTGAGCCATCTAAGACTTCTTCATTCTTATTAAATCCAACAGCTTCAGGTACTGCTATGCTCTGGGGTAGTTCTACTTCACTATATGGAGCCGCTAAGTATGCTCCTTTATATGGACTAAAGGAATACAACCTACCATTAACAGGTAGTGCTAAATACTTACAGATTGAGATGAGCGCCGAGACTAATGGTCACGTAGCTTCATTACAAGACATGACATTATTATATAAAGAAGGGAAAATACGATGAGTAACTACACAATTGCTATACCTTGGAGTGGTAAGGATGCTTTATCAGATTCAGATGCAGCCAAAGTAATATCAGGAGCAGACTTTAACACTGAATTTACAGCTGTACAAGCAGCAATTAACACTAAAGCTAATATTAATGGCTCAGTAAGTGAGTCTTTTACTGTTAACAATTTAACTATAGCTGGCACGAGTGCAGGAACTACAGCTACCGCTGGTAACAATACAACTACTTTAGCTACAACAGCATTTGTAACTGCTGCTGCTGCTGCCGTAGCTGCTGGTATAACTACTTACACTTTACCTGCTGCGACATCTTCTACACTTGGTGGTGTGAAGGCTTCGTTGGCAGGAACAACATTAACTATTAGTACAACATAATGTCAATAACTTTCAATGGTACTTCTTTAAACTGGTACACTCATACGATAGCGAGTAACGGTTCTACTGTAAGCTCTCCTTCTGCGGTAGGCGAGGTTTACTTTGGAAGTACTAAGGTTTGGGGTATTGGAAACTACTCACCTGAGACAACTCTTTATAATTTTAGTTTAGCACCTGATTCACAGTATTTAGAAAATGCTATTGCTCAACTAAAGAGTACCTATGTTGCCGCTATCAAATCCTCCTCTTACAGTGCAGGACCAGGTGGCGATACACGATGGGATGTAATACTAAATACAGGATATCGTATGGTTACAAGCGATGGTACTTTTACAGGAAATGGCTCGGCTTCCTTTTATCTATGGGAAGGTCAATCAGTTACAGGCGCTAACACCTCACACAATGGGGGAACGAGTTGTTCCCTTAGAAGAGATAACGGAATTTAAAAGGAGAAAGAATATGTTTATATCACCACTTAACTTATTTAAAAGAGCAGACCACTGGGTTGCTAAAATGATGTACAAACCTTTCTGGGGTGCTATTGCATCAGCAGCTGTAGGTCTGTACTCAGCTAAGAAACAAGCTAAAGCAGGAGGTGCTGCTGCCAGTGCTGCTGAAGCGGCTGCTGAGAAAGCATATCAAAGAGCATTACCTTGGGATGTTTCAGGTAGTTTTGGTGAAGCTACATATGACCAAGAAGGTAAGAAACTTACTACATCTTTGTCAGAACCTTGGCAGTCTGAATATGACCTTGCTATGTCAGATGCTGCTAAACAACGTGGTTACATCTCTGGGATGGAAGCAGACCCAATGGCTGCTGGTAAGAAGTTCTATGAGCAACAGAAAGCATTATATGCACCTGAACAAGAAGAAGACAGATTAAATATGGAGAAGCGCTTATTAGGACAAGGTATGTTTGGTTCTACTGGAGGCGCTGGTCAAATGAACGCACTACTAGATGCCCAAGCACAACAAGACTTGCAAGCTCAGTACTCTGGATTAGACCAAGCTCAAGGTTACATTGATACTTATAGAGGTAGGTCAGCTACTGACTTAAGCAATGCTCAAATAATTGGTAAGCTCCCAGATGCCTATGGTAAGCAAGGGCAGGTTATTGGTTCAGGTCTTAGTGCTTCTGCACAGAAAGCAGGTCAGATGGAAAGTGATGCTGCTCAAGCCCGTGGTCAATCCCAAGCTAACAAGTGGGGTTCTTATGGCAAGGCTATTGGCGGAATGTTCGGATAACTTTAGAATAACTTAATTAGGAGATAACAATGGCATTTTCACCAAACGGGATGTTTTATCTAAGCTCAGAAGAATTAGAACCTACTATAGGTTTAGCGGGTAAAGGGCTTAGAGGTATGTTAGGCATGCCAAATAAAGAAGAGAAAGATGAAGCTGATAAGAAAGCAGTTGATGGTATCATCCAAGGTGGTGATATGGACACTCTTGAAGGTCGTAATGAAATACTAAACTCTATTAAAGGTGTTAATGTAGATGCTTATATGGAGTTTAAGAAGCAGTTTAATACTATGGAAACCGCTGACCTCACTCTTACTGAGAAACGTAACACACCAACCCTTAAGGCTGAGTGGAGATTAGATGTAGGTAAGAAGTTTACTAATCGCTGGACTAATGCTAATATCCCTGGACAACCTGAAGGTATTACAGATAGAACTGCACTAGTTAAGTACTTACTACCATTAGTTAAAGATGGTACTATGAAGAACGCACAGAAGAATGATTGGCTTAAGGCTTATGATTTAGAGATGAAAGCTAAAGGTGCTGCTTACGTAGCTTCTAATGCTGCTCGTTCAGGTAAGCCTACTGGTTTAATCAACTCTAAAGACACCTTCGGAGATTATGGTTCTAGTAGTAAAGCTAAAAGAATCGTAGCCCCTGCTGGACCTGTAACTACTGGTACTATGGTAACTCAAGAACAATACGATGCCGACCCTAGAGGTCCTTGGTCTAAAGGTACCCCATATAACTATAAAGTAGAACCAGTTAAAAGAGATGAAGAGATTATGCCAGGCGGTGCTTAACAATGACATTTGACCCTTTAAGTAGAGATGTAGGTTATGACCCTACAATCATGGCTGCTCAAGATAAGCTTACAGCTGCTCAGCAGGGTAAAGAATTAGATTATGGTGAAGGTTTCACTGGTGGTCAAGACTTAACCTCTGATGTAGGACAACAGGCTTGGGCTACCTCAGGTTTGTTTGGTCTTATGCTTAGTAAGCTGTATAGCGAAGAAGACCAGAAGGATTGGTTTGTACAACGTAACGCTGTGGACTTTGGTTATACAGAGTTAGATAAGCAGATTGAAGCTTGGCGTGCTATAGGTGAGACCAGAGACTTTACTCAAGAAGAGCATGATAATATTAGAGAGATGATGGCTCGTAAGAACCTTATCAAAGAAGACTTAGCCTTTGTTCATGATAACTATGATGGTAATATGGATGCTGCTATGGATGAAGGTGGTAAATCATTCAATGATAGATGGGGTTTAGATACTGATGAAGAGTCAGGGTTCTTAGACTTACTCGGTTTACTTAAAGATAATCCTGCTTATACTGGTGGTGTTATTACAGCTGAATTACTTAAAGATTTACCTTTCTTAGGTATTGCTAAGTTACTAGGTGTTGCTCATAAAGGTATGAGTACTGCTAATATCGTAGCTAAGGTTAACGCTAAGTTAGCTGGTATTAAACCTAAAGCTCTTAGAGGATTAGCTCAGGTAGGTACTGGTGTTGGTGCTGGTGCCTTATTAGGTGGTGGTTATGAAGCTGCTTACTCTGGTCTTGAAGAAGGTGAAGTTAAAGGTGATGATGTCTGGATGGGTGCTAAGTTCGGTGGAGCTTTTGGTGTCTTAGGTGGTGCTGGTCTTATGTACAAAGGCAAGATGTTAAATAGAAGCCTTGCTGAGACTGTTGAAGAGACTGCTGTTTTATCTGCAGCAACTACAGTAGGTAAAGGTATTAAGGCAGAAGCGTCTGATACTATAACTAAAACAGCTAATAACATTAGAAGAGCCTCAGACGAAGCTATAGATGATAGTAGTCGTATTAGTAGTCAAGCTAAAGAAACAACTATATTACCTGCTTATAAGCAAGAGATTGTTAATAACTCAGTCAAAGGTAATGATATACCTATGTACTCTGTGTATGACCTTGAAGGTAATATTAAGACGTATGTCGATAGAAGAGCATTACAAGCTGAACATAAGCGAGTACTTAAAGAACTAGAATCAGGTACCTTTAGAGGTCGTGATACTAATACTTTAACTAAACGTGAACTAGCTGGTATTAAGAACAAGGATTCTTATGAATCTATGTTACTAGCGTATGAGAAATCTAGAGCTTCTATTGATATTGAACATAAGAACGCAGGTAATGAGTTTCCACCTAGAAACCTTAATGATTTAGCCTATGACTTAACAAGAGATGAATTAAATAAAGCTGATGTTGAGTACCGTGATAAGGTTATAGGTAGTCAAGCTAAGAAACAAGACCAAGCTGAAGTAGAACAAGCAGTTGGACAGGAAGAAGCGGCTATACGTAAACAGAATATGGAAGCTGAAGGTACTGACTTTGAAGCTGAAGTATTACCTCCTACACCTCCAGGGGTATTAGAGGGTGTTGGTAAGGTTATTAAAGATAACCCTAAGTCTGCCATGGCTCTAGGTGCTGCGTCTGCTTACGCTTATGCTGACACCACTGAGAATGAAGTCTTTGGTGCTGTATTGGCTGCAGCAGCTATGAAGATTGGTCCTAAGGTTATTAATGGTAAGTCACTTAAAGCTTCTGCAATGAAAGCTAAGATTAGTATTTCTAAATCATTAGAATCTTTCGCAGCTAACTCTAAGATTCTAGAGTTTCAGATGCAAGTTGTACTTAAAGAAGTAGCTGAAGTATTCAATACACCTGAGAAGGGACGTAAGCTTATTAATGCTATTGAGAATAACTCTGATGAAGGTCTTACTAAACTTGAGATTGAAGTTAAGAATAAGGTTAAAGCTCAGTTAGATATTATTGGTAAAGAAGCTGTACTGTCTGGTGTCATTAAAGACGCAGGTGCTGTAGCTTCATTATCATTTGGTAAGTTTAAGAAAGGTGAGCAAGGTGCTTTCCTCCAGAACTACTTTCCACACATCTTTGATAAAGATATTGATGATGACATCTTACAAGAGTTAGTTGCTATCTATCTAAAAGATAGTAAGAGTGGCTTACAGCGTTCTATGATGGAGACACTTGAGGCTATTGAGGCTAAGTTCCCTGATAAGAATATCATTACTAATCCAGTTAGAGCTTTAGAGTTATACACTCAAGCTATGACTAGGACTATCTATGGTAAGAACCTAATCAACTCACTATTTAAACTTAACTTAGATATGTCAGGTAGAAACTTACCTGCTTTAATGTCAGATGATGTATTTAAAAGCCTTAGAAAGACAGGTAAGAAAGATGGTGGTTTAAACGAACAAGAAGCTTTGAACTATGAAAGCTTTGACCACCCTTCATTGAAAGGCTTTGTAGCTCACAAGGATGTTAAACCTTTAATTGATGACCAGTTTGCTACTCTACGTAAAGGTGGTGTTGGTGATGTAATGGAAAGTATATTAAAGCTTAACAATGGTCTTAAGAGATTGTTTGTATTTGGTTCATTGTTTCATGCTCAAGCTTTGCTTATGTCTGCTGCTTATGCTTTAGGTCCTTCAGGTATCTCTAAACTTAAAGCTGGTAAGGTTAGTATTAAAGATGCTGATGGTAAAGTTATTGGTACTAGAAAAGCTGAATGGGCTGACCTTAAGATTGGTTCTGGTTCATTCAACGAGTTAGCTGAACAAGCTATTAAAGATGGTTTAGGTATCATTGCTATTAAGAAACAAGAGTTAGTTAACCCTGGTTTCAAAGCTATGGAAGAAGTCTTAGAACGTCTAGGACCTTTAGGTGCATTAGGTACTAAAGCTTTCAAGAACATTGACTACTTAACTTGGGAATACTTCCACGATAGATTTAAACTAGCCGCTTACTTACAGAAGAAGCAGCGTCTAATGGATGATGGTCATACAGATGAAGTAGCTGGTAAGTTATCTGCTGAGTTTTCTAATGATGCCTTTGGTTCTTTAGACTGGGATAGCTTTGCTACTAAGCTTTATACTTATGCTGCTAAGAATCCTGATAACCTTAGAGGTAAGACAGCTGATACATTAGCTTCGGTCTTACCAGTTAATAAACGTAGATGGTTGAACCTTGGTTTGTTTGCACCTGACTGGACTATATCTAATATCAGGATTGTAGGTAAGACGTTTACGACTGGTTATAAATACACTGAAGGTTTCCTTAAAGCTTTTCATAGAGGTGATGAGGTTGCTTGGAAGTCTAAGCAAGGTAAAGAGTTAGCTTCATCATTTAAGATGTATGCTGCTTATACTGGAAGAGCTGGTATTGTTACTTCTGGAATGTGGTGGGCTATGACAGAAGCCTTTACTGATAGAGAACCTACCATTGATGACTTACAAGAGTTCTGGTACGGTGAAACTTCAGGTAAACTACAACTAGGTAATGGTGAGTCGATGGTAATCTCTAAACAGATTGCTGAGCCAATACATTGGTTGCAACATCCTGCACACACGTTACTTAATAAAGGTTCGATAGTACCTAAGACTATTACAGAGGGTATGTTTAATAAACAATGGTTCTCAATGAAGAAAGGTTTCCCAATGGGACCTGCCATAGTTGAGCCAGATGGTACTTATCATTATCCTAAATGGATACTTGGTAAGGCTGTACCTATTGTTACTAAATCTATGTTTGACAGTAAGTTAAGCTGGGCTGAGAGAATGGAACGAACCTTTACTGGTTTCTTTGGTTTCCCTCAATACGGTAGTCCAGGTAAATACTAATTAATGGAGAAATACAATGTTAGAAGAAGATATAAGTAAAGACCAAGATGAGATGAATGAACAGTTTATACAAGAGTATCAAGAAGCCTATGAGTCAGGTGACTTTGAAACCTTTGCTGAGAACTGGGGTTTAGGTATTGAGGAAGCTCATAAGATAGCTTTAGAAATGCCTCAACTAGATGGTTTTGTTCCTGAAGATGTTACTAAGTCTGAAGAAGATACACCTGATTCAGTAACTAGAAATGGTGTTACGATTGATACTTCAGGTGACATGGACCCTATGATTGAAAACATGGGTGGTGCAGGTGCAACTAAACTTGTTAAAGGTATGTTTGCACGTAACAGTGATAAAGCTGCGAAGGTGTTTAAACGTGATAAAGTGGTTACACCTAGAGCAGGTAAAGCTGTTCAAGTAAAGCCTGATGCTAAGTTTACTAGCGGTGCTAACTCTAAACATATTGTTAAGAATAAGAACTTTGATAAGCCTACTACTGCTAAATCTACTAAGCCTACTCAACGTCAAGCAGAACTTGCTACAGCTGGTGGTTTAACTACAGCTTTACTATTGAATGGTAATCGTAACGAGCAAGGTGACTTCATTGAAGGACCAAAAGAGAAGGTTGATTTATACCAACCTCAAGGTATTGAACAACCTGAAGAACAGCCTGAGTCTAAATCTGAAGGTAATCAATTTGGTTATCATAAGAAAGAAGGACAGAACTTTATGACTGTTAATAATGATGATGCTTATTGGGATACTCATGAAATGGGTACAGGTGATGCTTGGTCAGATGCAGATGTTAAGAAAGTACAACAAGAAGTTGATTGGTCTAATTGGTTTTAATAGGAGAATGAAATGAGTATATCAAAAGGTATAAGAAAAGCAGCTACTGCGGCGAAAGCCCAGTCTAGAGGTCTACAAGGTAAACGTAATAGTCAAGGTGACTTTGCTCAAGCAATGCCTGAAGATGTTCAAACTAAAGGTGTTCAAGATGCAGTTAACCCTGACATCCAGAACTACATTGATGATGTTAGAAAGCAGATTGATGAGGTTGACGCTGAATTAGGTAAACTAGACTATAACGTAGACACCCCTGGCTTATTCGAAGAGGGTACAAGGTTAGAGAATAAGAAGATAGACCTGATTAAAGATGCTATCGATAGACTTGAGTCAGAGGGTATTGAAATACCTGAAGAGCTTTATGTAATGCTAGAAGTTACAGGCTAACGGTCACTATATAAAAACCCAGACTTATCTAAGCCAGCCGAAACAAGCTGGCTTTTTAGTTCTGAAGCCTCTCGTGTCTGGCATCTAGCTAGGTAATGCTCATACGCATCATCGTAATCACTCCCTGCTCTTGCTACTCTGTCTGCGTAATCTTCTGATAAGGCTTCACACATATCTTCTTTAGTCATAATATCTCCTTGATTGTATCTTCTGTAAACCATCTAAAGTTATTCTTTGTAGCCCACTCAGCGTGCGTTCTTTTAGTCCCATCCTTACGGACACGAGCATGAGGCATTGGTGTATTAGGCTTCATGAATAAGAACACAAGTTCTATATGGCTAGGTAAGCTCTTGCGTATCCATTTGTATTTAGCAGCTTCAGTTGAATCCATGAATCTGCCTTTAGCTTCTATTATATACTTCTTAGATTTGAAGTCGGGTGTATAGTTATGTTCAATTACATAAGGTAGTTTCTCAGGGTGATGTTCACAATCTCTCATCACACCTACAGATAACTCCCCTTCCCACTTAGAGTCAGCACCTCTATAGGTAGCACGCCACTTATTATTTCTAGCCACTATTTCTCCTTATCTTTATTATATTTAGGTACTTTGATAGGTTCATCTAGTGAAGCTAACCCAGACCAATACTTAAGCTTACCTTCAAGTACTAGAATCCTCTCCTGTAAATCTCTATATGTTGGTATTGTCATCTTGTTTCTCCTGTTATGTATCATATAGTAACCCTATCATACTATCTAATTATGTCAAGTTTTATGTGTGCTTTACTTATCTTCAAAGTAATCGTAAATCTCATTAACCTTAGGGTAATTAACAATCTTAGTTAAGAACCTTGGACCAGTTGAGTAACTAAATACTTTAACTTCAGGGTAACAATGACGTTTGTAAACACAGTAACTACATTGCATAGCTAACTTTAAGTTCCCAGACTTACCATCAGGTACAGGTGCAAAGCATTTCTCAGGTGAGATGTTATCTTCAACCATACATTTCAGGTACTTAATCCTATCTTTGATGTCATCATCGTACTTGAAACTCTCAATGTTAGTGCATAAGGCACCGTTTGTCTTATCAATGACTAACCACCCACCTTCGTCCTTACCTAACGATTCAGCGTATCCTCGGAGCTGGTCTAAGTAACCGAATGGGTCATCACTTCTTACTGAACCTTCCTTAAACTTCTTGAATCCGAAGGGTGATGCTGTCTTAACATCTATTAATACACCATCGATGACACAGTCCATAGAACCTTTGATGCCTTCAACTTCTGCTTTACCTTGCTTATTAGTAACTGTATGTCCAGACAATTCAGCCAGTGCTAATACTAATTCTTCAGTCGCATGACCATATAAGAACTTCATCAAGGTTTGTGATGTCATCTTCTCTGCTTCGTAACCATTATGTAAATACCAAAGGTACAATTCTTGCTTACCAATGTTACTCATACGCAACGTACGCTTGTCTTCATGCTTCGTAAGTACTTGATTCTTAAGGATATTCTTCATAGCCTCTCCGAAATCATCAATCACTTTCTCAACATCAACACCTTCTGCTGCTTGGTTTGTCTTTAACACCTCATAGATATCTTCTACTAAACTTTCAATCTTCTTCATACTAACTCCTAGTGGGTTTCAGCCCAGTTATTACCTATCTTAAATTCAGCATCAAGAGGACATTTCATATCAAATGCTACGCCTGCTTCTATGATGCTGCCTACTGCTAAGCTTCCGAAGAACTCAGCTTGGTCTTCCCTTACTTCTGTTTGAATCTCATCGTGAATATTACCCACGAATTTGTAATCAATCTTGTACTGCTTTGCATAACCTTCCAGTAATACTAGAGCTTTCTTCATAA